TCTCCAGGAGCTTAATTCTGGAAATAAAGGGGGACTTCGGTCCCCTTTTTTGTTTGCTTTTTATTTTATTTAGAGTAAGATTAAGAAAACCGGGAATAACCGGCTTATTAGACTGTCCCGGCAGACGCATACAAGACTAATAAGCTTAACTCTGTATGGAGATTCAAAATGGGTACAACTACTTTTTCAGGTCCAGTCAAGGCTGGTAATATTCCTAACACAACAGGTACAACAGTAGGCACAGACGTAGCTAACGTTGGTTATGTATTAATGGCTCAATCAGCTGTTATCGACATCATTGGCGCATCAGCAGTTACAACAGTAGCTACAGTTCCAGCTAATTCACAAATCGTTGACGTTATCCTTAACGTGACTACAGTAAGCAATGACACAAACGCAGCTGCGGTTGTTGTTGGTGTTTCAGGTGATACAAACGCTTTTATCCCATCAACTTCTGTTAAGTCTCTAGCTACTACTCGTGGTACTTTGGACACAGAAGCCACTGATGTTGGCTCAACAGATGTTCAAGTTATTGCTACATTTACTGCTACTGACGGCGATGGCACTACTGGCGCGGCTACAGTGACTGTTCTTTACATCCAGAACAACAACTTAACAGCTTAATTAATCTAGGGGCTACGGCCCCGTTAACAATTTAGGAGATTAATTATGGGTATGCAATATGATGTAAAAGCCGCTACGCTGTTATACAGCGGGTATTTGGTTAAGTTCCCTACTAGAGTAAAAGGTATCTCAGTTAAGGCTGGCGCTTCTGCTGGCGTTCTTGAGCTTTTTGATACAGTAACTGACCCTGTAACGGCAACTTACGCAAAAAGCGCTAATACTATTACAGTAACTAGCAACGGGCATGGACTGCAAGTTGGACAGAACATAGGTTTATCTTTTGCCCCTGCTGGCGGTGTCGCTGGTACTGCGGGTAACTACGTTATTGCCACAGCAAGCACAAATACGTTTACTGTTACTGACATTAATAGCGGTACTGTAGCAGGGGGTACAGCTTGTCTTTACGCCCCTAAATGGATTGTTACGTTTAGATTTGCTGACGGCGATATTTACACTAACTATTGGCTACTACCGGGTGAAGGTATTCGCGCAGACAATGGCGTACATGCCACAATGACAAACTTAACTGCAACAACTATATTCTATGGCTAAGAAAAAAGGCGTCTCCCTCGCAGTAGGTCGTGGTGAGAAGCTACCTGTCTCGAAGGGGGCAGGTCTTACCGCTAAAGGTCGTGCTAAATACAATGCTGCTACTGGCTCTAATCTAAAGGCTCCACAGCCTGAAGGTGGGGCACGTAAGAAGTCATTTTGCGCACGTATGTCAGGTATGCCTGGCCCAATGAAAGACGAGAAGGGTCGCCCTACTCGTAAAGCCGCGAGCCTAAAACGATGGAAATGCTAGTCTGGAACCTGGTCCTGTCAACGTTAGTAGCGTTGCTTGGTTTCTTTTTAAAAGAGAAATCATCCGAACTTAATCGTCTTCAGATTCTGTTAAACAGAACTCGTGAAGAGATTGCTAAAGAATACGTGACAAAGACAGATGTTCATAACGACATTAATCGAGTTCTAGATAGAATAGACCGTATGGAAGCTAAGTTAGACGATTTTATAAGGGACCAACGAAGTGCCATCAACTAGTAAAAAACAACACGGGTTTATGGCTGCTGTGGCTAACAACCCTAAATTCGCCAAAAAAGTTGGCGTACCTAAATCCGTAGGAGAAGAATTTATGAAAGCAGATAAAGGTCGTAGATTTAACAAAGGCGGCTTAAAAGAAACCGATGCTGAGACCAATCCTGGCTTAGCTAAACTACCAACTGAAGTGAGGAATAAAATGGGATACATGAAAAAAGGTGGTATGGCACATTCAGACGTGGCAAAAGACAAGCCAATGATGAAAAAAGTTGCTAAAGAAGAAGTTAAAAAGCATGAGAAATCAATGCACAAAATGGCTAAAGGTGGCGTAACACGCGCTGACGGTTGCGTTATGAAAGGCCACACAAAAGGTAAAACAATTAAGATGGCTTACGGCGGTAAGTGCTAAATCATGGATACATACCGCAAACCTACTGAAAAAGAATCAGCTAAGTTAGATTCTGCGCGTAAAAAAGTACAAGAGGGGGTAGCGCTTGAGAAAGATATGCTATCTAAATTCTCTACTACTATGGCTAAGTCAGCCCGCGACGATATTAAAGCTGGTATGAAGATGCGTGAATCAGTATCTGAAAAGGCTCGTGAAGGCGAAGCTTATCAGAACGCTGGCTACAAATCGGGCGGTAAAATTTCTAAAGCAGTCATGAAAAAAGCTGGGTTTTACGACAAAGGCGTGACTGAAAAAGAACGTCAAGATATTGTTAAAAAAGTTACCACTAAACCCCAAAGGGTAGCAATGGTTGCAAAAGCTTTTTCAACAAAGAATATGAACGAAGGCGGTAAAGTAGGTTCAGCTTCTAAACGCGCAGATGGATGCGCAGTCCGTGGAAAAACGAGGGCTTAACATGAGACCAAGTCGTGGTATGGGTGCAATTAAACCCAGCAAGATGCCTAAAGCTAAAACCATCAAACGGAAAGATAATCCGAATGATGTAACTATGTACGCTGAAGGCGGCAAAGTATCTAAGGTAAATGCTGCGGGTAACTACACCCAACCCGGCAAGCGTAAAGCCCTGTTTAACCAGATTAAAAACTCAGCCGTTCAGGGTACCGCTGCTGGTCAGTGGAGTGCTCGTAAGGCACAACTATTAGCTAAGAAGTACAAAGCTTCTGGCGGCGGGTATAAATAAGTGAGTGGCCTTGCAAAAAGTCAGCGCTCTCTTAAATCCTGGACCGCTCAAAAGTGGACGACTAAGTCTGGGAAGCGTTCAAGTGACACTGGAGAGCGATACTTGCCAGAAAAAGCAATTAAAGCGTTGTCACCTGCTGAATATGCAGCCACAACCAAAGCAAAACGAGCAGGAAAAGCAGCTGGAAAACAGTTTGTAGCCCAGCCGGATAAGATTAAGAAGAAAGTAAAACCATACCGGAGAGTTAAATGACAACTAGTGGAGCATCAACATTTAACCTAGAATTCCGTGACATCGCTGAAGAGGCGTATGAACGTTGCGGGATAGAAATCCGTACTGGTTATGACTTAACTACAGCCCGTCGCTCAATGAACTTGTTGCTGATAGAGTGGGCAAACCGCGGTATTAACCTTTGGACTGTTGAACAAGGGCAAATTTCTATGGTGACTGGGCAGGCTTTATACCCTCTTCCAGTGGACACTATTGACTTGATGGATATGGTTATCCGTCAGAACAACGCAAGTACTTCAAACCAGATTGACATTAATATTAGCCGCATTGCCGAGCCAACTTACATGTCAATCCCAAACAAATTAACTACAGGCAGGCCTATTCAGGTTTACGTAAACCGTCAGTCTGGAATCGATAATGCTACATCTGTAGTTCTGTCTTCTGGAATAACTTCTACTGATACAACTATTCCTGTTAGCACTACTGTTGGGCTACCTACTACGGGTTTTATCAAGATTGGCACTGAAACCATTAGCTACGTAAATATTGTTGGTAACACCCTAACAAACTGCTATCGTGGGCAAAACGGCACTATAGCTACAGCGCATCCGACCGGTGCGGCAATTACTAGACAGAATCTTCCATGCATTAACGTATGGCCGACTCCTAACCCGCCAGGCAACCAATACACATTCGTGTATTACAGACTACGTCGCATGCAGAACGCAGGTGAAGGTGGTTCGTTTGAACAAGATATGCCGTTTCGTTTAGTTAACGCAGCGGTAGCTGGACTAGCTTATTATTTGGCGATGAAGAGACCAGAAGTAATGCCTGACCGTATTGGCATGTTAAAAGCCGATTATGAGCAGCAGTGGGACTTGGCGTCGTCTGAAGATAGAGATAAAGCGCCTGTGCGTTTTGTACCTAGAAACATGTTTTATTATAGATAATGCCTAATAGATTTGCGTCAGGTAAGTATGCAATTGCTGAATGTGACCGCTGTGACCAGCGTTACAAGCTAAAGGAGTTGCGTACACAAACAGTTAAGACTAAACCTTTTAAGATTAAGGTATGTAGGACTTGCTGGGACCCTGACCAGCCGCAGTTGCAGTTAGGTATGTATCCTGTGAATGACCCACAGGCAGTTCGTGAACCACGTCCTGACTTGAGTTATTTAGTTTCTGGTACAACAGGTTTGCAGGAGTTGTTAACAGATAGCACTAGTGTCCAAGGAATAGGATTTCCTAGTGGAGGTAGTAGACAGATACAATGGGGGTGGAATCCTGTTGGAATGGGAGATGATGGTGGTTTAACACCAAATAACTTGGTTGCCAACGGAAATGTTGGTACAGTAACGGTAACAACTAATTAGGAGTAAATCATGGGGTACAAATCAGGCGCAGACGGTATTACTAAACAAGGCAAAACTAAGGGTAAAAACCTTGGTGATTCAGGTCCAACAGTAGCTATTCAGTCTGGCAAGGGCTCTAAAGGCTCAGGCGGCGGCAAGCGTAATATTGATATGAAGACTATGGGTCGTGGCTTAGCTAAAGTCGCTGCTCAAAAGAGAGGCTAATCATGGCTAAATATTCAATGAAGGTAGGCGGCAAGGAAGTAGGACCTGCTGAGGTTTATGCGGAGCCACATACTATGGACGGCAAGAAAATTACAACTGCTAAAGATGCAGTAGTTAAACCAGGTAATGGTATTGATAACTTCAATATGTCTGTTGGCGGTATCAGCAAGGGTAACTACGCGCCGATGAATAAACATGGTGAAATGAAAATTCGTGGTACAGGTGCAGCTACTAAAGGCACTAAAGCACGCGGCCCAATGGCTTAAAGGTAATCTGAATGAACTACGCTACGCTGTTTGGTTTAATTAAAAGCTACGTTGAAAACGACTTTCCTAATCAGGATTGGACGGACACAGCGGGTACAGGCACTGCTACGACTAGTGGCACTGCTCAAATTAATACTTTTATTTATCAAGCCGAACAGCGTATTTTTAACTCAGTTCAGCTTCCAGATTTTCGTAAAAACGTAACTGGACAGGCTACAACGGGCAATAAATATCTAAACGTACCTTCAGATTGGTTGGCAACGTTCTCCTTAGCCGCAATCGACCCTGTGACAGGTGCTCAGTCTTATTTGCTAAATAAAGACGTTGAGTATATTCGTGAATGCTATCCAGTACCGACAGTTATAGGTTTACCTAAGTATTACGCTATATTTGATGACACAACGTTTATTTTGGGACCAACTCCTGATGTTGATT